TAAAAATATTGAACATTATTTGAAAAGTTAATATTGCAATATAATTCATCATTTAATAAAAGGTAGTATTGCTAGTTCTTTACTTTTTGCCTCAACCATTATATCAATATCCAAACCATAAGTGTTTGGTAAATCTTTAATAAGGTCAGCATGTGCCTGTGGTTTGTTACCTTCTTTTGCTTCTGAATAATGTACAACAGGTATTATACCATCAGGCCAAGTTGTAGATGCCAATTTAAGTGCTTCTTCTTCGGTTAATCCACCTGTGCAAAATTTGTGATGATGATAATCAAACACAATTGGAATTCCAATTTGTTGATGAATATACATAAGGTCTAATACCGAATACATTGTTGCCTTATCATCATTTTCAACCGTTAAACGGCTACGAACTGATTTAGATAAACGTTTGAAGTTTGTACAAAACCTATCCATAGCGGATTGTTTATCACCATAAACACCATTACAATGAATATTAATTTTATTATAAGGAGTTTTAGATAACCCCATCATATCAAATATTTTACCATGCATTTCCAAATTATTTATTGCGTTTGTAACAACTTTTTCGGAAGGTGATGTTAATACAACAAACGGACCAGGATGACAAGTAATACGCATATTGTGAAACTTAGCAAAATCACCCGCTTTCTTCAACTCTCTTTTAATTTCTTTGTAATCTTTAAGAAGTGTGAAATCATTAAAATCATCGCCCCACGGAATTATACCAGAAGATATACGGAAAAAATTAATACCATTTAATCTATTCCATTCTAATATATGAATTATGTCTTTTGCGTTTTTAAGAGCAACTTCTGATACATAATCCAATCCTTTTGCTTTGTATGTTTTCTTAATCATTGTACGGGCAGTTGAAACTTTTTTACCCATACTCATATTAATACACGCGTACCCTAAATTCATAGTTTTTGTCATATAGAACAAATATACAAAAACTTTATGAAATTACCAAATATTAATACGATTTACTTGAAAAATCGGTTGGATATTGTGAAGGTTTAATATGTTTTATCCAATAATTTACAGCATTTTGGTCATTTATCCATGCTTTACGGTCATTCCAATCAAAGTTTGGTTTTGCATAATAAGGTAGAGCGTTTCTAATATTATACGCTCTATTTGGATGTGCGGTTATTTCATTTATTAAACCATCACCATCCGTATCAATACCATCAATTGTACCATCTCCATCTATATCAATAAATCTTGGAGAAGTATCGGTTTTTAAACTCAATAGATGTTCATCAGTTATTTCATCTTCTTCCAAATACGTTGTAGTGGAATTAGTTTCGTTTTTTTTTACTTCGGATTCGTATTGTTCTGCTGCTTCTTTAAGTTCTTGATTTGGTTCAGCCCATTCTTCATCTTCTAATCCATCATTAAGTGTAGAATCCCATTCTGAAATATCATCATTGTATAATCCGGCTTCTTCATCTGCCTTCATCATTTCAACCAAAGATTCTTTTTGTTTTTCTTTATCACCATACACCTCATATAATTGAGATTCTTTTTTAAGTTGTGATTTTATTTCTTCCCTTCTTTTTGGTTTCATTAATAACCCATTGAAAGCAATAATCAAAGCTACCGCTAATGGGTCAAACACCAAAACAATTATAAGGATAAAGAATTTTACAACATCATTTAATGGTACACTAAATGCTTCTGCTACAAATCTGAATCCACCAACTTCTCTTTCTAAATTGATATTATTATTTTTGATTGAATTTATAGAATCTAATGAAACATTATTTTGACGAGTTAATTCATCAATACGTTTTGATATAGAACTAATTTCTTTATCAGCATTACGAATCATTTGAGATACTCTAGAAGTTGATTTATCTTTATCAATTTGTTTAGATAAGTTTGCTTCTTGTGAGTTACGAATGTTTTGCTGATTGGTTAATTGAGTTGTATATCTATCAATCTCTTTTTCGTTTTTATCAATTTGAGTTTGATAAACTGCAATATCCCTTTCTACTTTTTGTAGTGAAAGATTTTGTTGTTGGAAAGCGTTTGAAAGATAACCAAAGATACCTGCTGATGTGATAAGCATTAAAGTACCAACTGATATAGTTAAATACCATTTGTTAAATCCTTTAAGTGAATCCCATTCTTGCTTTAGATATGTTGCTGCTACTAATTTAGCTAACTCTAATGCGCCAGCCATTACCATTACCGATAGTGATGCTCCTGCGAAAAGAACGCCTAATCCTGTTACGGAGAAGTAAGCTGCACATCCGGCAACAAGGATTGCCGATAATCCAACTAATACTTTTAACCAATTCATTTTATTACGATAAGTCTACGATATTTTGTGTCAACTCAACCAATCTTTCAATTTCTTTTGTTAGTGTAGATGCTTCTGCTTGATTTGCAGGTCTTTCGCCGTTTAACATTTCAGAAATAACTTTAGCTCTTTTAGCAATTGCTTCCAAATTCTCTTGAGCTCTCATTTTGTATTCAGGTTTCATAAAACTATAATTTGTTTCTATATAAATATCGGACAAATAAAAAAAGGGTGGATTTTGATACCCACCCTTTTGTATTTTATAGGATTACCCTATTGAAATTGTCCTTTTTTTAGGTTGTTCCTTTTCTCTTTTTGGTACTGTAAGTTCCAAAACACCATCTTCAAACTTAGCTTTCAACTTATCCAAATTGAAAATTTTGTTATCAGCTGTGAAAGTTCTTTGGAATGAAGAACGTTTTACTTCTCTACGAAGATAAGTACCGCCTTCTTTTTCTTCTACCTTTGAGTTTTTTTCACCTTTTAATGTGATTATATTATCTTCCACATCAATTGTGATTTGGTCCTTGCTTAGACCAGGAATTTCGGCAATAATTTCAATTCTATCACTAAAATCTACAATATCACATTTTGGATATGCGTTTTGTGTGAAGGGTTGAATACCGATTTCTTTTGAAAACTCTGGAAAACTTTCTGCAAATACTCTATCTAAAAGAGTATCAAATGGAGCGAAAAACTCATCCCTATTAAATACTGCTGGTGCCATAGGGAAAGCACGATTGATTTGATTTTTCATTTTTTTACCTTTTTTAAGCGTTAAATCTAAATCCTCTTTTGAGCGATTTAGGGTTGATATACCGGCCGGGTACTATCGGTTTATAAATATAATGTTGTTAAAAAAACAACACTAAATTATGCATTTTGTCTTTCAATAATCGTACTCATATGGTCAGCCCAATGTAGTATGTATTGAATTTTAGAGCGAAGGTATTTTGATGTATCATAGCTTTTATAGTACTTTTCATTATCTTCATCATACAACCCATCGGTAAGTTTTATACCAAAATATTCCTTTTCATTGTACTGAATACCATAGTGGTTTAGTGTAAAGAATGTTCTATCGGTTATACTCATAAAAGGAATACTTTCGTTTCTTTTATACAACTCACCTCTATTATCAATATGCCATTTTGAATCATTAGGTACATAATGTAGCTCATCCTTAATACCTAACTTACCCAAGTCGTGGTGAAAAGCAGCAAACAAAAGTTCTTCATCACTAAAATCAATTGTACCACCAGCTTCTTCATAAAGTTTTTTCATACGAAGTGCGTTTTTACAAACATTAAAAATGTGGTCAATATATCCACCTTCGTAAGCATTATGGTAATTAAGATTACCACTTGCAGGCGATATGATTAGGTTAGGTCCTAATTCATCCATAGAGTACATATGGAGTAACTTTTCAAGTCTTTCTCCTGTAAAATACTTTTTCAAAAGTCCAATAAACTTTTGATAATTTTCTTCTAATTGTTTTTCGTTGTAATTTTTCATAACACAAATATACGTTTTTATTTTGATTCTTCCAAATTTTCTTCAATATCCTCACCACAAAGTGCTGAATAAAGTATGTCTAATTCTTCTTCACTACTACAAAATCCTAATCCATCCATATCTGAAATTTCAATAAAGAATTGTCCTGGTTTTAAACCTAATTCCCTTAATATTAATTGCTCATCGGTGGAGTTTGATATTAACATAGGACTGAATTCATCATCTCTGTATTTCGGTATTGGTATTGTCCAATAATAATGACCTTCTTCATCATTACCATCTTCATCCATCCCATCACCAGCTTCTACTTTTTTCCAACCCTGTCTTATAAATGTATCTTCGGTTATGGGAGTCATTGGTAATTTAACTTCTTTCTTTCTCATTCTAAAACTATTTTAGTATAAAGTATTTTATTAGATAAGGTGTGTTTTGCCTGAACTATCATAGTGTCTCCAATCATTTCTCTAATAGGTGATATAATTGTATTAATTTCACCTTTAGTTCCACTATATGAAGCTAAATTAATTGTTCTAACTAACTCATCTTTTCTCGCAACAAGTGGTGGTAAATTTATAATTGTAAATTGACCTGTAAAATAATTTATATAAGCTTTAGTAACAGTTGCCAAAGTGTCACCTTTTCGTAACCACCAAAACATATTATTTTCCCAATCAATTTTTTGGGGATGTATTGGTGTAAGTGAATCTTCCAATATTCTACCAGTAATTCTATGTGATTGTGGAGTTCCTATTGTTGTAATTTTAAGATGGTAAATACCATTAGAATCTTTAGGCAATGATTTCATACCATCTCTTGTCAATACCGAATCAATACTCAATGTGTACTCCTTTGGGGGTTGAACTACTTCAGTCTTTTCACACGCGATAAATAATAAACAAACAATAGGGGTTAAAAGTTTTTTCATTATAAAAGTTTTTTAAGTATAGAATCCCAAGTTGGATATTCGTTCCAAGTTTCAGTTTCGTAAGCCCATCCAAATTGAAGAAGTTCACCTTTGAATTCACCTGCTCCATTTGCTGTTCTATCATCAATAAGGTAATCACCTATCAACATTCCTTTAAGGTGAGTGATACACATCTTTTTATGAAACAATCTACCGAAGTGTTCTTCAATCCAAAATCGTTTATCCATAGCACTCATTGGATTGCCCCAAGGTGCTGCGGTAGCGATATACAATTCGTACTTTCCACTTTCGTGCAATTTCTTAACTGCTTCAATAGCTCCTTCAATTGGTTTTGGGTTTCTGAAAATACCCGGTATGTGGTCATACCTACCTTTGTAGGCTTCTCTTAAAAATGTGTTATTTGATATAGTTTCTTTGACGTGTCCGTTGAAATCAACTAACACACCATCCATATCAATCCATATAACTTTTTTATTTTCCATTTATTTTGTATTGAGTGTTGGTTTATATTTTTTAACTAATTCCATTTCTTTATTGTGAGCTTGTTCTTTACCTCTAACTACATCCAACACACTTACTTCATAAACCAATTCTAAATCATCAATGTAATTAAACATATCAACGTAAAGTTTCCATTCCCAACTTTCTTTTCTAGCTCTACTGAAATGTTTTTGTAAACGTACTTTAGCCGAGCGAAGGAAAGCTCTACCTTTAGAAGCCGTAATACCAATATACTGATTACCATTCAACGTATTGGTAATTAGATAAATAATGTGGTTACGGTCAGACCTCTTTTTTCTACTAATTTTACTCATATTCTTAACTTTTCTTACATAGTAAAGATACGAAAAATATGGCAAATTACCAAATAAAAGAAAGGGTATAACCTATTGAAAATCAACAGATTACACCCTTTTTATAAGTCATTGAAAATCAATCAGTTATAACTACCTCATTTTCATTCAGTTCTTCCTCTGAAAATGGGTTAAAACTAAAATCTAATTCATAGGCGTTGTTTTCACCTAATATAATTTGTTCTTCTAATTCATATCTTTCAAGCACTCTTTTAACAATACCAGAACGAATACAATCTTCTTTTGTGAATTCTATTTGATAAACACCTTTCAATTTACCTAATCTTTTCCACACATCAAAGAATCCACTTTTTGTATAAGCTGGTGAACCATTATTTTTGTACTTATCACATTGAGAAAGGTCACCTTCAATTATTAATTTAGCGTCATCTGAAATACGAGTGATTAGGGTTTTTAATTGTTGTGGCGATGCGTTTTGCGCTTCATCTAAAATAATATAACTCTTTTCAAAGTTTATTCCTCTTAAAAAGTTCAATACTCTGAACTCAATCTTACCCTGGTCAATTAACTTTTTAGTTTCAACCGGTCCGATTATTTTATGCATTATAAATAAAGATGATTCATTATGCACTGCAATCTTCTCCATCAAATCACCAGGCAAATGACCCAACT